CTTTAAGTGCATCAGACATAGGCTCTTTTTTATCGCCGTCTTTATCTGCATCTAAGAAGTCTGGCTTTTTGCCTTCTTCGACTTTTTCTTTGTCATCACACTCACATGGTGTGCAACCACATTCAGAGCATTTTTCTTCTGCTTCAGTTACTTGGCCGATGGCACTTAGTCTTTTGATTAAATCTTGTAAGTTGTTCATTTCATTATTTCCTTGCCTTTAACGACCAACGGGTTTCTTTTTACCACTGGGCTTGTTTTGTTTGTTGCTTTGCTGTCACCGATCTCTGGTGCGCTTGCTGGTACATCTGGATCCTTGACGATTTTAGGAGTTTTGATTTCCTTTTTCTTAGCATCGCTGATTTTCTTAAGTTCTTTTAACAAGCTGTTGTTAAACTTATCACCGAATAAGTCAGCAGCCTTTTGTTCAGATGCTTCAGTCTTGTCATAGTCTGCGCCAACTTTAGGTTTGTAATCTTCTTTTTTATCTTGAAGTTTTTCTTCTTCTTGTTCTACTTCGCGATCTTCATTTGCACCACGAACAACAACTAGTCCTTCGCTGACATCTAATAGTCTTGATAGTTCTTGTTTTAGCATTTCATTGCTTACTGGTAAGTTACTAGTAAAGTCGATGATGTAAATCTCACCCATGTCCAAGTTAGGAAAGTCTAATGGACGGGCTTGTAAAATTGTTTTGCTCGGACTAGAGATTTTTTCAGCATCATACTTTTGCAAGTGACGCTCGATCTTGTCCATCATTTCGTCTGTAACTTCGCAGGCGAATTTAACACGAACTTCGTGTTTTTCTTTTAGTTGTTCAATATATTCAAATAGAGTAGGCATTTCGTTTCTCCGATACTTTATTTATCTTTGTTTTTAAGGTTCTGGCTAATTAAGGTAAGGATAGCATTGCGATCCGTAGTTAACTCCCCCATGCCAGTTGCGCTGTCGTCTGCTTCTGGTTTAGCAGTTTGAGCTAGTCTGGCAGCCTTTAACTGTAGATCAATCATCTTTAACTTTTTGTCTAGTTTAGCTGTTTTAGCAGTAATAGCATTACCCATCATTGTACTAGCTACTTCAAATATTTTACCAGCATTTCTGTCATCCATATTAAAGCCTAGATCCATTAATCTATCATAGCTATCCATAGCTCTGGCAGCATAATCATCTAAGTCTTTATCTTCTGTATCTAAGCCCTTAACTGTAGGAAGTGCTTGATCTATTCTATCTGCAATAGTTAGTTGTTCTTGTACTAATGCAATAGTTGTTTCTATTGGCTGAACATGTTCTGTAACCAAAGGAAGTTGATCTTCTGAGTCAGATTCTGTACTTTCTACATTAAAAAAGTCTTCAAGTTTTTTAGTCATCGTTTTTTCGCTTTTTTGGCATTTGTTCGTGGTTGCCAGTTATTATATATATCTTCTTCAGTAAGTATTCTGAACTTCATACCGTGTTTTTGACACCATGCTCTGCATGCTTCCCATTTAGCAAAATTCAAAACCACAGCGGCTTTTTCTTGCTGTGTGTTTGCTTCTTCTAATCTAGCTTGTTTACGTGGCTTAACTTCGATAATCTCACTGATCTTATTACCATTTTTATCTTGATAAGTGATTAAGAAGTCTGGATAGTAAGTTGTTTGTTTACCTGTAAAAGGATTGACATAAGGTATGCGTAAACTTTCACTAGCCCAACCAATTACCGCCGGATGATTGTCGCAGAATCGCATCACTGTTAATTCCCAACTGCTACGATACTTTGGACTATTACTACCTATATACTTACTTGGATTAGTGGGTGTAAAGAATCCCTGTGTAAAATTATAAGCCATTTACACCGCCTGTTTGACAATAGCAGGAGGTATGTTATGTTGATCTATGAATCCGATTTGACTGCTATTTGTTCTTGCATTGTTTAGTAAAGCATATACTTCGTTATCAAACCTAAGTCCGTTACTAGTTACATATTTTAATAAATCGTCAGCGGCTACGCCTTGCTGTATACTGATATCATAAAGAATTTTAGCTAATGCTTTGGCTTGATCTACTGCAACATTTAATTTCAGTAATCTTCCGTATAGCACATCGTATTTGGATGATTCTATTGCCATTAAGAACCGCCTCTGGTACCACGATCAATGCCACCTGCCGGTCTGTTAACTATTGCAGACATTTCTTTAAATGACATACCGTTCAAAGATTCTGCTGGCATCGGGTTTGAAATTTGATTCTGAACTGCGTTATTCAATTTAATTTGATCTTGTGCTTGTTTAACAAATTCTGCATTTAAATCTTTAGGAGGAACTGTGTTAGCTGTTTTAATTTGTTCTTCGACTTGTTTAGCATAAGAGTTATCTCTGTTAGCAGACGTTGCTTTTTGACTTCCGCCTGTCTCAGATGTGCTATCAGAATAAGTAACGCTTTCGTATCTTAAACTTACTTGCCATGTAACTGCTTCACTTGCGCTGTAATCTAGTGTGTCATGCTGTACATCAACAATCTTTGGGCGCCATAATGTTATTACGCTAGGTGTTTGTAAATTTTCTCTGTCTGTATCTGCACCATAGAATCTAGTAATAACAATCTTATCTATAGGACAGTCTTTACCAGTCTCTAGCATTTTAATACCAAAATCATCAAAGCCCTTACGCATCGACTTTGTCTGCGGAGCAAAACTACCGCTGACGATATTCATATAGTTTTTAATGAATGTTTGAAATCTATTATCTAATGTATCTGTAAAGGAAATACTAATAGGTTCAAAGTTAATTTTTGTAGGAATAGGCTGGCGAACATTCCAAGCATTTGCTACTTCCGTTTCAATACTATACTTAGGAAGTTCAATCGTACGAACAGCATCAAATATCAGCCTAGCTGGTGTTTGAAGTTCTGCTGTATATTGTGAGCTAAAGATTTCAACTTTAAAATGGAACTTTAGGCGAGCTGCTTTAAGCCCGCCTAAATTATACCACTTCATAGCGTCAGTTAATGCCGCCATTTATGTTCCTTATGTTGCAGAGTTACCTGCGCCAATAGACATTGTGCCAGTTGTTAGTCCACCTTGTGTAGTAGCTGATCCAACTGCTTCACTGTGAATGTCAGCGGCGTCATAACGAATCTGTAATGTAATTTGCATTACATCGCTGGTTGCGTAGTTGTTTTCACCGTAGTTTACGTTTTGGATGAAACATCCGTTTAAACTCCAGCTTTCAATTACTAAGCCAGGTTGACTGCCGTCTAACTGCTCAATAACCATACCAAACTTATAATCACGTCCTGCTGTAGGTGCACTTTGTAAACCTTGGTTTAATTGTTTTTGTAATTGACTTGCTACGTGCTTAGTAACTGTACCGTTAATATCATCACGCAATGTCAATGTAATAGGTTCCCAGCTGTGCTTACCAGCAAGATAAGCACGACTGTTATACGCATCCAATGTAATTTCATCGTGAGTTAGACTCGGACGAGTGACACTAACTACGTTTTGTGTCATCTCGACCGTACTGCCGTTATTTCTACCAAAGTCGTATAAGTTAACTCTGAATCGATATTGGAGTTTAGGCATCACCATTGCATTAGTGCCTGTTGTTGGAACTCCAAATTGTGTTAAATCTGCCATGTTGTTTCTCCTTCGGCTATGTTATTTATCATTAAGATAACTCGCCTGTGTTGACAACACGAACTGGAATGTAAATGAACTCAGCAGCCTTAGTTGGCTCAATCGCTACATCAACATATAATTCGTTTCTGTCAATTCTGGCAGGTGTGTTATTTGTTTCATCACAAACAACAATGAAGTCATAGATAGCACGTTTGGCAAGCAACTCGCCTAAGAAACTATCAAAAACTTGTTTTACGTTAGCACGAGTGATCTTGTCGTTTGGTTCAAAGATGAACGGACGAGCAAGCGGATCAAAACGCTCACGTAAGTATGCTAATAAACGAGCAACGTTAACTCTGTCTAATGCACTAGAACCAGTTTGTAATGTCTTCTGACCGAAAACATAAACACCTTGTCCTGGGAAACGTGCGATTGGATTTAAACCAACTCTGCTACCGTCGCCGTATAATGTATCACGTTGACCTGTAGTTAATGCTACAGCAACAAATTCACCTTCTGCGTTGATGTAACCTACGTTACTTGCATTAGTTACTACCCCGCGTGTTAAACCAGCTGGTGCAAACCAAGGATAAGCAACTTGGTCGTTGTAAGCATAAGTGCGTAGAACTACGTGACTTGCTGGAACAACAACATCATTACCGCTCAAATCTGTTGCTAAAGCACTTGGGTAATAACATGCGGCTTGGTAGCCTGCGCCGCCACTAACAACTAATCCGTCTTCGCCTGTGCTTGTTGCATTGTTACCACTCATCCAATCAATTAAAGTTTGACCTTGTGGTGCCAAACGCATCGGAGTGTCGACGATAACAAATGCTGTTTCTTTACGATCTGTGTTCAATGCTAACATTTCGTCTAACAATTCTGGATAACCAGGAGCGGCAATTAAAGTAAAGTAAGTCATTTCTTCACGTATTGTTTCATTTGTAGAAACTGCGCTTTGCAATGCTTTAACTACTGCACGACGTTGCGCTTTACGCAACATATATGGGCTACCATCTTCTTTGTTACCGCTGAATGTAAACCATGCTTTGTCACCAGTAGCAACACCGTTAGCGTCTAATACATCGCTATACTGTTTGACGTTACCTGTTGAAACAATACTGTTCCATAGTAAAATACCATCTGGATATAACAATGGATCTGGAGCATTTTCATCAACTGCTGTTGCGCCACCATCACCGTTTGTAGTGTCACTAGCTGTAACTGTTAAGTCAGCAAATACAACACCG